GATGCTCGCTGCGTTCACACCACGCCCGCCGGCCGCCGCCGCCACGCCCTTCGGGATCAGGGTCAGCGTTCCGTCGACCACGTCGGCGAACGGCAACTTGTAAGTGCTCGCCGAGTCCGCATCGCCTTCCGGGTCGCGGTACAAGTGACCACGTCGCGCGGTCTCGGCACCGACGCCCAGCATCCGCTTAGTGGCGCCGCTACCGTCCCAGGTCCGGCTCCGGTCGCCAACCGGCAGCCCCGTCGACCCGATCACCGATCCGACCAGCGCGTTCTCGACAGCCTGGTCGCTCATATCCTCGTCGTCGTCCTCGGCGTCATCGAAGATCTCGATAGTTCCGAGGGTCTCCCCGAAGGCCGGACCGGACACCGCGGCCGCGTTCATGATCGTCGCGTGGGTGCACAGGACCTCAAGCTCGATCTCCTCGAACTCCTCCTCGGTCAGTGTCGACAGGTCGACCGGTTCGTCGGTACCCGCCTCGACGATCATCATCTCCATCGAGTCCGGCTCCATCCGGATCGACGCACCGATGACACCCTTCTCGGCGAGCAGTACGAACTCCTCAACGTCCTCGGCCAGCTTCGAGCCCAGCGGCGCTTCGAGGATCTCACCCGAGCCGGTGACCTGCTCGCCGTAAGTGATCGAGTCGACCGTCGCCACGATCACCGATCCGTCGTGGCCGTCGCTACTCTCCTCGCGCTGCCACAGGAACGGAATCGGCAGCGTCCGGGAATCCAGCGCGTTCTCGGCGAAGCGCAGCCGCCGCGAATCGTCGTTGCGGACACCCACCGGGGCGAGCATCCCGCTCCATCGCCTAGCCATGTGTCCTCATCCTCTCTACGCGACGAGCTCGATCGGGCGCATCGCATCGTTCACCGTCGCCGCCAGCAGGTCGTCGCTGTGAGCGGTTCCGCTGGTCAGCAGTGTCACACAGTAGCCGTGCAGCAGCCTTCGCAACTCGGACTCCCTGAGCCCGAACCCGGTCGCCAGCACGCCGATGTGATCCCAGGCGCCGGCCAGCAGCTTCTCGGCCTGCTCATCGGTCTGCGGCCCGACCTTGATGTTCAGCAGATACTTCGGCACTTCGGACCACCGGTGCCGCCGGTCGCCAGGACTGGTCATCCGTCCACCGGCCAGCTCCATCGCCCGCAGCACCATCAGATTCGACGCGGTCATCACCAGATCGACCGACGGCACCTTCGAGTTGACCGAAGCGTTGCGCTCGCGGCCCTCGTCCTCGCCGCTGGGCAGCGCCCGCGGGTTCTCAGCCGGCGGCGGCTCGATCTCCCTCGGCCGGCCGTCCTGATCGCTCGTTCCGCCGATCTCGCCTTCGATGCCGATGATCCGCCGGATGGTCGGATCGGCCAACAGACTCGGCTCGCGCTCGGCGGCGCGCATCACCAGATGCCGGATCCGCTCGACCTCGGTCATCTTGGCCTCGTCGGGGAACGCGCCCTCCTTGCGTGCGGTCTCATCGTCGACCAGGCCGCGGTCCCAGAACGCTAGGGCGTCCTCGCTGCGGTTCGGCCGCACCGCCAGCGGCGCGGTATCGAACCCGTAGGCGTACGCCTTTGGATCCTCTTCGATGTCCTCGAGAGCGGCGACCAGATACCCGATGGTGGCCGCGTCGGCGACCCGGCTCAGTAGCGGCCGGATGTGAATCTTGATGACCTGCTCGTCGGCCAACCAGGCATGCCAGCGTGAGGAGTCAGCCGCACCGGTCAGCAGCTCAGCAGGCATGTCCAGCGCGAGAGCTAGACGTTGGATGGCGCCGGACTTGAGCTCGCCGAGCTTCTCGGACAGCTCCGACCAGTAGTGCGTCGGCTTGAGCTTGTCGATGAACTCGACCGCCCAGTCCGGCAGGGTCGCGAAGATCGGAAGCATCGCACTGGCGTCGGCCTGCTCGCCCATGTTCTGCTCGGCGACGCGGGCCAGGTACTTGACGAATCCGCCGAGCCCGCCCTCCTCGTCATCGCCATGCGGGAAGTCGATCCCCTCGGGAAGCCACTGGATGCCAGCGCCGACGAGCCTGGACTCCAACTCGGCGAACTCCCGCTTGAGCAGCAGCAGCATCTCCGTGAGGACCGGGATCGCCGCCCTGACGGGAGAATCGGGCTGGTCGGTGAACCTCGGGTGCGGCGTCCACACCCGGCGCATGATGTCCCGGTCGTCGCGAAGGACCAGCTTGCCGCCGCCGACGTCGCGGGGCCGGTTCACGATGATCTTGCCGCCGGTAGTGTCGATCATCGCATTCGAGACCACATACCACTTGTCGGTCTCGTCGTCGGTACGAACACCCTCGCCGATGATGAACGCCTCGCCGGCCACGAACAGGTTGATGCCCAGCAGCCGGAGATTCTCGTCACGCCGGCTTCCGCTCCCCAGCGGGACCGCGGCCAGCTTCGCGATGTCCCCGGTCTTGACCTCCTTGGTGACCTCGCCGGAATCGTCGAGCTCGCCGACGTACATCCGGCACTGGCTCAGCGCACCGCCGATCCAGTTCGCCGCGAACCGCAGCTCCCCGATCAGGTCGTAGAACCGCCACGCCTCGACCTGCCACTCCGAGTCCTTCAGTCGCAGGTTCTTGTCCACGTTCGACGCGGTGATCGGGGCGGCCGAGGCGACCAAGGAGCGCGGAAGCCGATTATGTCCGTTGCCGTTGGCGCTTTCGCTGCCGTTCGGGAGCGCGATCGCCTCATGGCGGACCGAGAGCCGGTCGGCGAAATTGACGGTCCTGGCGACGAATGCGGAGAATCGGGACTCCTTCACTCGCTACCTCCCGATTCCCGAGACCATCCCGGCGACCTGGGATGCCGCCAGCGCCAGCAGACCGATGTAGACCAGACCGCTTCCATACGCGAAGTACACCAGTGCCGCCAGCGCCGTGCCTGCGTAGATACTGGCACACCAGGGACAGAACAGCAGATAGGCCACCTTCGAGTCGTCTCCGGTGTGCCCGGCGACCCAGTTCCGTACGGGTTCGGTGATCTTGTCTTCGACGACCAGTCCAGTCAACCTCGCGGTCGCAAGAGCGACGAGCGCGATGATCGAAAGGTCAGGCACGCGCCTAGTGTATTGGCTGTTAGGTTCCGACAGGACGCACCGCCGCGGACACGCCCTGCCCACGACGGTGCGCCACACCCCTGCCGAGGGCGTGAGGAATATTACTCGTCTTTGCCGAACGCCTGATCGCGGGCTCGACGCAGAACGCGAATCAGTTGATTGATCCGGTGCCGATCGAGGTCGACAAACCAGCCATACTCGGGCGAGCCATGCTCCTCCACCTGGAGGTTGATCGTCGCGACCTGTACGTAGGACGCCTCCCGGCCCCAACCGACGCTCACCGCGAGCGGCGTGGACTGCTCGCCGTCGCCATCCGGCAACGGCCTGTCATCGTGAATGATCTCTCGTGGCATCGATCTCGCCTTCTTCCATCTCGGAAAGTGAGTGCATCTCGCACTGTGGATCTCGCCCGACGATACTAGCGGAAGAAGCCACGCCCCCGGTCAAGCGGGCTCAGGCTCAGGATCCCGCGGCGCCTCGGCTTCGTACTGATCGGCGGAGCTCTGCGGTTCCCGTCGCCTTGTTCCTGGTTTTGGCGCTGCTTCTTGAGCTGCTCGGCCTTTTCGGCTTGCCGCTCTGCCGCACCGGGCACCTTGGCATACTCGACCTGGCCCTTGACCTTGTCCACGAAGAACGACATCACCACCGCGTCGCCAACGTCGGGGCTGCGCCCGATCCTGGCGACCAGCTTGTCCTTCGGCTCAATCTCGATCTTCGGCGGCACTCCTGTCTTGACGTCCCATCGGGGCGCGCACAGATCGCCGGTGAGCTGGTCGTCGTCGGGAAGTGCGACCTGGGAGTCGTTGCTCGGGTCCAGCAGCTCGCGCATGTGCCACCAGGCTTCTGACCTGCGGTTGCTGAATCCGAACTCCCTGCTTCGGTCCCTGGACTTGCTCTTTCCTGATCCCGTGAAGGGAATGACCTTCTGCTTCAGCTCGCGTAAACGGTCGACCACGCCGGCCCCGATCCCGATCACGTCCACGACCGCCTTGGTGGTGCCGTCCATGTGGCGCAGAACCTCACTCGCGGTCCGCATGGTGTCGGTGAACCTGCGGCGCTCCACCTTCTCCACGACGTCGCCATAGCGGTGCGCGAGGGCGGAGAAGTCCTTGCCGCTGCGCGCGACGTCCACTCCGAGAACCTTCGCGGTCTCGATCGGTCTGTTGTTCTCGTCCCACTCCCTCCATCGCAGGTTGGCCTGCTCCACCCATTCCAGCGGGATCGTCGCCTCGTCATCCTGGGCGTGGAACTCACCCAGGACACGATTGCGATAGATCGCACTGTTCTCTCCCCACTGCACCTTCCGGCGTTCGGCCCACTGCCTTGAGATTCTCTTCGCTTTGATCGCTTCATCCAGCGTGACGTGCCGGGCGTGCCAGTCGTCCAGACCCGGCCGTTTGGCATGGATCTCGAAGAACCTTCCACTCGGAGCGCCGGGGGTGCTGATCGCGAGTGCGAACGCCTCCATCGGCGTGTCGTCGTCGCCGCCGTCACCCGAGAGCGCGCCCTCCGCGGCATCCCAGGTCTCGACGGGTATCGCCTTGGCCTCGTCGAAGATGTACAGAATGCTGTCCGCGTGGGCACCCTCGAGGTTGACGGGGTCGTCGGAGGCGATGGCTGAGGCTGCCCCGTGAGCGAGCTTCAGTCTCAGGTCGAGAAGCTCGGCTCGCGGTCTCGGCCGCTGGATCCCCAGCTCGTCCCACTTCACCCTGGCGATCCACTTATGGATCTCCGGCCACAGGTAGATGGTCAGATGGCGCCACGCCGTCGCGGTCGTCACGACCTTCCAGTCCACACCGGCGACCTCTCTGGTACATCCGAACCACAGGGTCGTGAGAGATGCCAGCGCGGACTTGCCCAAACCATGCGGACCGCGGACCGCCTGCCGCCTGTGAACCGGGATCCCGGCGATGACCTCCTGCTGGTAATCAGCGAGGGACGTGTTCGGCGGCCAGTCGATGTAACGGTCCAGCCACTCCACCGGGTCGTGGTACAGGCCACGCGCCTCGTGCACCGCGCCGGCGCGACGAAGCGAGGACGCCAACTGAATCGACATGGCAATCAGCGTAACCACGATCCGGTGACTCGGCGATTCCGTGCAGGCTTCGCCATGCCTTCGGTCCTTTCTTGACTTGACAGGAACCATTTTCGCTGGTACGCTTAGCTTCTAAGCGTACCAGCGAAAATCCCAGTTAGGGTGTTTTTTCGTATTTTGTCCATGTCGCTGCTATCGGTCGCCCACGCCGGCCGACGGGAAACCGGACGGAAACGCAGCGAGCACCACGACGCCCCGTCATGTCGTACCGCCGGGCATCACGCCGTGACGCCCCGTCATGTGTCCAGGTATCGTCACGCCGCACCACGACGACACGACACAATGACATGACGCACATCACTTGACACCATGTCCGTCATCGGTCATAATGATGACATGACACGACGCATTGCAGCACTCGCACTCGCCGCACTCGCCACGCTGACAGCGTGCACCACGAGTGATGGTTGGACGCGCGGCTACCCGCCATGTGCACAAGAGGACTCGTTAGGCCCGTGCTACTGGGACGCGCAAGAGCGCGGCAACGGCACGGGTCACTCGTTCGTCGTGCACGCTGACGACACGCTCGAGTACGTCGACAGGTAAGGAGCACACATCGCTCGAGTACATCAACAGGTAAGGAGCACACATCATGGATATGTGGACCATCACGCAGGACGGCAAGCGCCTAACCGTCAAGTGCAACGATGTAGCGGTTGATGTCGTGGAAACAACCGTGCACGACGCCGTGACCGTGGCATGGGCACACGCTCACTACCGGGCAGGATGGACGGGGCGTCCTGCCGTCCTCCACGTGGACCCCGAACTCCGCGACATCTAGATCACTCGTCGGCAACGGACCGCACCCTACGGGATGCGGTCCGTTTTCTCTGCCCGTAGACTTGACACCATAACCGTCATCGGTCATACTGAGTACATCGGAACCGTACTACTGAAGGAGCACTCGCCATGTTCGACACAACGCAATCGGTCATCGACTACCTGGAAGCCGTATTGCCTGAGATGACCGACTATGCCGGCACCTACGGCGAACCAGGCTATTCGCTGGACGA